ACTTGCATTCATTGTGAACATGAATGTCATTGTTCGAATGGAGGTAGTTGTACGAGTTGTGATTGCAAAAATTGTGAACATGAGCTACAAAAAACCGTTGAATTCGAACCTGAGTTCGATTTAACTGTTCATTAACTAGGAGGTTATATGAATTTATTAAAAGATCTATGGGAACACTTAAAAGAGTGGTCTGATTGGAAAATGAAGGACTGGATTAAGGCGGGTATAGTAGCTATAGCTGTTATTTTTATTATTAGTTCTATTGGGGGAGGCGCCTAGACTATGGTCTGGCAACTTCTAGCAAAACCCCTACTCGGCGTTGCCGCGGATACAGTCCGTGGTTTCGTCGAGACCAAAAAAGCAAAAGCAGAATTAAAAGTTACGGAAATTAAGGCCGCTACTAAACTTAAAGAAGATCAAATTGCCGGTAAGGTTAAGTGGGAGCAAACTGCTGTAGAGCAAATGAAGGGCTCGTGGAAAGACGAATTCGTTTTACTTGCGCTAATGATTCCAGCAATTTGTGCATTCCTGCCTTTTATGCAACCACACATAGAACGTGGCTTTGAGATCCTTTCAGGGCTTCCGGAATATTACCGCCACCTTTTGTATTTGGCTTGCTCAGTTTCACTGGGGGTACGTGCGGGACCTGCTGCATTAAACATGTTTAAAAAAGGAAAATAACTATGAATAAAAAAATACCACCAAGCAAAAAAGGATTTAACAAATTACCAGAAGAAGTTCAGCAAAAGATAGATAAAAAACTGGCTGATGAATTTAGAAATGGTGGTAAAGGAAAAAAGAAACTTTCTAAAAGTCAAAAAGAAAAATTGAAAAAACATGGAAAACAACATAGTAGTAAACACATGTCTGAAATGAAAAAAGATATGAAAAAAGGAAAGTCATTTAAAAAAGCACATAACAAAGCAATGAAGAAAGTTGGTCGCTAATGGGTAAGTTATGTCCAAGAGGTAAAGCGGCAGCAAAACGTAAATTTAAAGTTTACCCTAGTGCATATGCTAACATGTATGCTAGTGCCGTTTGTTCAGGCAAAGTAACTCCTGGCGGAAAGAAAAAAAAGAAAAAAGCAAATGGTGGACCTTCATCTATTTCTCAAGAAAGAAAAATGGTATCAAATAAAAGAACTGTATCCTACAAAGATGGCAAAGGCAAAACTCCTACTATTATAGCTGCAGGATGCGGTATGATTCCAGAAAACAAGAGAAAAGAAACTAAACTCTTTACATAAAAATGGCCAAAAAAGGTCTAAGGGCATGGGTCAAGGAAAACTGGGTCGATATTGCAAACAAGCGGCCAGATGGCTCTTACCCGAAATGTGGAAGAAGTGGTGGAGAAAAAAGAAAAAAATATCCAAAATGCGTGCCTATTGCAAAGGCAAGAGCGATGAGCAAAGGGCAGCGTGCGGGTGCCGTAAAAAGAAAACAACAAAAATCTAATACAGGACCAAAACCTAGTAGAGCAGCAACTTTCGCAAAGAAAAAAAATGGCAAAAGATAAACAACCACCAAGAACTAAAAAGTATTACCGATCAACCAAATCTGGTGCTGGTATGACGAAAGCAGGTGTTGCTAAATATAGAAGAGACAATCCTGGTTCTAAATTAAAAACAGCTGTAACAGGCAAAGCTAAACCTGGATCGAAAGATGCAAAACGACGTAAATCATTTTGTGCTAGAAGTGCAGGTCAAATGAAAAAGTTTCCTAAAGCTGCTAAAGATCCTAATTCGAGGTTAAGGCAAGCACGGAAGAGATGGAGGTGCTAATGAGTACACTTGCTGAAAGAGTGAAGCAAAACGAAGGCTTCAGAAATAAAATTTACAAAGATACTCTAGGATTTGCTACCATAGGCTACGGTCATAAAGTAGTAGAAGGAGATCCTTTTGAAGAAGGAGTGGAGTATCCAAAAGAACAATTAGAAGAAGTTTTTAAAACTGATTTAGAACACGCACAATTATTATGTGAAAATATGTTTATGTGTGATCTAAGTTATGAAGCTCCTGAGCTATTGAAGGAAATATACACAGAGATGATTTTTCAACTTGGCCCTGGAGGTGTTTCAAAATTTAAAAAGACTTTTGACTATGTTAAACTTAAACAGTTTAAAGAGGCGAGCATTGAGATGTTGGATTCCAGGTGGTATAAACAGACACCTAACAGAGCAAAACATTTGAGTGATTTGATGGCAACAGTCACTGTATGACCATATCAAGAGCCAACATAGGAAAATTGATAAAGTACAAACCTCCAAAAGTAAAAGATAAGATAAAAGTATCTAAATCTTTTCCTCGTTTTAAAAATGGAGGATTGTCTTATACAAAACTAACCAAAAAAATAAGGAGTAATAAAATTGCCTGATCCAGTAATGATCTTAGTAGAAAGACTAAGAAAAGAATTTAGTGCTAGACAAGAACAGTTACAACAAGTTATACTATCAGATGTGAAGGATTTAGTCACATATAAGTATGTGCTAGGTCAACTTCACGCTTGGAAAAAAGCAGACCAGGAACTCACGAACCTGCTAAAAAAACAGGAGCTAGATGAAGATGTCTAAAGTACTACCGACTAAAGTTTTTGCCTTAGAGAAGAAAAACAAAGAAGAAAAACCAAAAACCGAACATGAGAAGTTACCTGATCCTTGTGGTTGGAGAATATTGGTAATGCCATTTAAACTTAAAGAAAAAAGTAAAGGTGGTGTAATCTTAACAGAAAAAACTGTTGAAGAAAGCCAATGGTCTACAAACGTAGGACTAGTAATGAAAATGGGCGATTTATGCTACAAGGATGAAGGAAAGTTTCCTACGGGTCCTTGGTGTAAAGAGAAAGACTGGATTTTATTTGGCAGATATGCCGGAGCCAGAATTAAAATTGACGGTGGTGAACTAAGGCTACTTAATGATGACGAAGTAATGTCGGTTGTTAAAGATCCTGAATATGTATTATCGCCGCTTACTAACTAACATGAGGAGATAATCATGCCAGAAGCCAACCCTGTAATGAGTGAAGAAAAAACAATACCAATAGATGATTCAGGTGAATCTGTTGATGTTGAATTAGAAAATCAACAAGAGGAACAACCTCAGGTTGAAGAAAAACAAACACAACCTGAACAAGCATCAGAAGAACATGATGAGTATTCTGCTGGTGTTAAAAAAAGAATAAATGATTTAACAAAAAAGTGGCGAGAAGAAGAAAGGCAGAAAGAAGCTGCAATAAGTTTTGCTGAAAATGTTAAAAAGAAAAATGATGAATTAGAAAAAAAAGTTAATTCTTTAGATGATAGTTATATTGAAGAAGTTGCTCAAAAAGCAGATATTCAAGAAGTTAATCTAAAAAGAGAATTAGCTGTTGCACATCAAAATCAAGATTTTAACAAAGTTGCTGAGGTTCAAGCTGCTTTAGCTGATAACGCTGCCACTAAACAAAGAATTACCTTACTTAAACAAAAACCAAAAACAGAAGAAGCAGAGGCTCCTGCAAATGCTCCACAAGAGTTTTCTCAACAGCAGCAACCTCAAGCTCCTGTAGCAAAAGCTCCTAGTGCTAAAGCACAAGCATGGGCTGCAGCTAATCCTTGGTTCGGAAAAAAAGAAAGCGAAGATGATGGCAAAGATGAAGTAATGACATTTGCAACATGGGGTATTCATACCAATCTTGTAAATGAAGGTTACAATACTGAGTCAGATGAGTATTATAATGAAATTAATAATAGACTAAGCGCATATTTTCCTGATAAGATGGGTAAAACAAATTCTAGCTCTACAACAACTAGTACCAGGGTCGTTCAGCCCGTTGCTAGTGCAAACAATGCAAGAGCTGGGGGTAAGCCTGGACGCAAAACTGTGAAGCTCACACCATCACAAGTTTCAATAGCTAAAAAGCTTGGTGTGCCATTAAATGAATACGCAAAATTCGTGAAGGAGTAAAACATGGAAAAAGACGTAAAATTAGATAAAACTCCGCGCGCTGTAAAAACTAGGGACGTTGAAGCTCGTAAAACGGTATGGTCCCCGCCGCGACAACTGGATACTCCAGTACCCCCTGAAGGGTTCAAATATCGATGGCTAAGAGCCGAGATCCAAGGTCAACAAGATGATAAAAATATTACATCTAGGTTGAGAGAGGGTTACGAATTAGTCAGAGAAGATGAATTATCAGCGGAGGATAAATTAAAATATCCTACGTTGGCTGAAGGAAAGTACAAAGGCGTAATATCAGTTGGAGGATTGTTGTTATCAAAAGTTCCTCTTGAGATTGTTGAACAGAGAAATGCACATTTCCAAAGAATGTCTCAAGAACAACAGGAAGCGATTGATAATGAGGTTTTAAAAGACGAGCACCCGAGCATGCCTATTACTAAAAATAGGAGCTCAAAAGTAACTTTTGGAGGATCGGGTTAATTCTAATGGTTAGAATTCAACGGTCTTCTTAAATAAGGAGTAAATTATGGCAAATACAGATGCTGCAAGAGGTCTAGTTCCTGTTAAAAAACTCGGAAACGGGTATGAGACAGCAGGCTTCTCTACTTATAAAGTTGCTTCGGGACATGCCCAAAATCTATTTAATGGTCAAGCTGTTGAGCTAAAAGCTGATGGTACAATTCAGCGTGCAACTGATGGCGGCGGTAACTCTGCGAAAATCGTAGGTGTTGCTGGTGGTGTTCATTATGTTGATTCTAATGGCAAACCAAAATGGAGTAACTATTGGCCATCAGGCACTGTAACACAAGGTACAGTTGCTGCTGAGCTAAAGGTTTACGATGATCCTGATCAACTATTTATCGTCCAATCGGACGGAGCCTCTGACCAAACTGCGGTCGGAGCGAACGCGCCCATGGTGGGAAATGCGAACGGAAGCACAACTAGCGGAATTAGTTCTATGGAGTTAGATCACACCGGTTTAACAAACGGTAGTGATCAATTAAGAGTAGTTGATATTCTTGATGATCCAAACAACACTGCTGGTTCAATTCATGTAAAGCTAATTGTTAGAATTAACATGCATGCTTACACTAACTTAGCGGGGATTTAATTATGGCTATATCAAGATCGCAATTAGCCAAAGAACTAGAGCCGGGTTTGAACGCTCTCTTTGGCTTAGAATACAACCGCTATGAAAACGAAACTGCAGAAATCTTCGACCAAGAAACCTCAGACAGAGCTTTCGAAGAAGAAGTAATGCTAGGTGGTTTTGCTGGTGCTCCAGTGAAAAATGAAGGTGCAGCTATCAATTATGATACAGCGCAAGAGTCTTTCACAGCGAGATATACCAACGAAACTATTGCTTTAGCTTTTGCTATCACAGAAGAAGCCATAGAGGATAACCTTTATGACC